TTACAATGTACTTCGGCATACCCCTGTCCCTTGAACGCCGTGAATTTAAGGTTTATACAGACTTTAGGCTTGGAGTTTAATAAGAGTTTGGTTGGCATATCAGACCATTCGACAGGAACCGTAGTTCCTGTTGCTGCCACTGCTCTGGGTGCTGAAGTAATAGAGAAGCATGTTACTTTGGACAGACACAACGGCGGGCCGGACGCTTGTTGTAGCTTAGAGCCTTTAGAGTTTAAGGCAATGGTGCAGGCAGTGAGGGATACCGAAAAAGCTTTGGGCGACGGAATTAAGAAAATTGAAGATTTGGAGAGGAAGTTGTTATGGCGAAAACAGTAGGCCTTGTGACTGGCAGCCGGAGCGACTACGGGCTTTTAGAGCCGCTTATAAAAGCGTGTTGGGACGAATTTGATGTTAAGCTGTTTGTAACTGGTTCTCATCTCAGTTTGCGCTTTGGCTATACCGTGATGGAAATTTTTGATGCCTTTAAGGGTTACCGTCCAGAAATCATAGATGCTTTAATTGATTTCGATTCCCCGGAAGTTGTAACATTATCACAATCATTAAGTTTGGTCCAATTTGCTACCAAGGTTAAGGGGGTAGACTTGTTGGTTGTGCTGGGCGATAGATTTGAGATTGTACCGCCCGTGTTAGCAGCTTATAACTTGGGGATACCTGTAGTCCATATTCAAGGTACAGATACCACATTAGGCTCTCTTGACGAAGGCTATAGGGGTTGTATTAGGTCTTTAGCTACGTATCATTTTACTGTTGAAAAGTACGGTTCTCTCGGTTGTGTGCTCCCTGAGTTAGGCAAAACACTCCGACATGACGGAGTTCTTGTAGTTTACCACCCATATATAGGCTGGGATGAAAAAGAGTTTGGAAATATTTTAAGAGCTACCGAGGGTTTTGAACGGATAATTTTAGGTAGCAATGCAGATGCCGGGGGGAGAACAATAAGCAGCATTGGTGCTGCTAATCGGTCAGAAACTTCTACTTTTTTCAAATCCTTGCCTCGTAAGGAATATTTATCTTATTTGGCTGGAGCTAAATTTATTATAGGCAATTCGTCTTCTGGAATTATTGAAGCCCCGTCTTTGAAAGTCCCGGCTATAAATGTTAGGGGGAGACAGGCTGGGCGGCAGAGAGCAGCATCCGTGATAAATTGTGCTGGAGATTTAGAATCTATTAAAAGCGCCATTGCTGCGACGGAGCAACGATTAGGCTTTGAGTCTTTAATAGACTTTACAAACCCTTATGAGAAACCGGGGACTGTGGCCAATATGGTTAAGAAGCTGAAGAATATATTAATTTAGTCGGAACTGCTGAAGTTGACTACTTCGGTGTGGTGCTATAGTGTCAAGGCTGGTCGGTGGCGAAGCTCCTGGCTGGTCTTTATTATTGGAGTTATTTATGGCGACATTACAAAAGACGTTCGGGGGCCTTTATGGCGATGTGATGAACTTTCTTGGTTGGACTACTGCAACCTTAACAACCCCCGTGCTGTCAGCGAATATAGACGAGGCCAAGAAGCTGGCAAACGATGCTTACTTGAAGTTTATTAATTCACATGATTGGTCTTTCCTTAAACCGGAGTGGCAGTTGACAACGATAGCTGGTCAGTGGGAATATCCGTTGCCGGAGAATTTTAGAAAGTTTGAGACTACAAGGTTGATGTACTCCCCAGATGACGCTTATCCCCCGCTCAGTGAGACTAACGTAGCGAATATTTTAACTCTCAGGTCTTCTGATGACTCTGAAGGCTCCCCTGAGTTATACGCATTAAAGGCTGATAGCTACGACCCCAAATTCGGTCAGCGGATGAACATACTGTTCTATCGTGCTCCGGATGCTTCTTATACACTCAATGGTCTAATGTCTATAACTCCTGTTAAACTGGAAGATGACGCTGATTTACCTATTGGTGGGATAGAACATTCTGGTTTGTTGAAACAAATGTGTTTGGCTGAAGCCGAACGACAGGGAGACAAATCTGGGGGTTTGCAGCAAGCCGAGGCGGATAGGATGTTGATGCGGGCTGTGCAGATAGACGATTCCCGAAATCCAAGGTGTTTGGGAAAGCTGACAGACCCAAAGTACCAGGGGGTTGGAGAGATAATAGGTTTGCGCAACTGCGATGCCATTTTATATGACGGAATAGATACCCGAACTTCGGGTTTATAATAGTTAATAACGGTTAATGAGGAGGTTATTATGGCTAATTCTGCCAATTTTGATTATGTACGTGACCAACAGCTTGGCTTGCACGAGAGCATAATAAGTACACACTTCAGAGTTATTGCTAAATGCAATAAGGGAGTCGTGCTGGCTTATGCTAACGTAACAGGTATTTCAGAGTTATCTGCTGCCAGAGTGGCCGCAGGGAGTCCAGACATGGCTCCCAGTGGACAGGTTATTGCTGTAAACTCTTTGGTTTGTGGCAACGTGTCTGCAATGGTGTGGTACAACGAAGCAACCACAGCTACCAGTGTAACGTGGGTGGGTTTGATTAGTTAAGAAAGTGAGGTAAAAGATGCCTAAGATTGATGGGTCTAATTTCCCACTTAATCGATGTCCTGCGGCTCGAAGCTGGGGATACGGGTCTGTAAATGCTATGACTACTAACGCCACTTTGTCTGCCGACGAAAGCTGCGTGAAAATGTATTTTCAAGCATCTGGAAGCTGCGTATCGGCAGTATTTATTGGAATGAACGCAGCAGCGAGCTTGGTACAATTCCAACTCCCCCGTGCGATTGCAACGGGAGATGTTTATACTAATTTAAGTGCAGCAGTACAGCCATCTTGGTTGGTGTTGGAGTCTCCGAGTACCACTGTTCCTACATTTTACTCAAACGTGGATACCCAGAAGGTTCGTGTTATGTGGCGTTAAGGGCGTTGTTTTGTTTGAGAGGGTGTTTGATAGGGTAACGGTGGAGTTCGTCGATTCTACGGCCTCTGAGAGGCCTTAAACAGTACTTGGGGGAACTAAATGGCAAGATATAAGCGGAGTGAAAAAGAGGGTTACCTGGATTATTATAAAAAGACCAAAAGTCGCAAGCAGAAACCTCAGAAGTTTGGTACGTGGCTGGGTCTTAGGCGGGGGTCTAAGGGTTCAAGTCGTCAGACTCGGAAGGGGTTGCAGTATTTAGACGACGCTACAGCCAAAGATATAAGCAAATTCTTTAAGAGGTAACGGATGATTTTCAAAGTACAGTTACCGATACGGGGGGTGTCGAAGGGTTTACCACAGGATGCTCAGCCTCCGGCTACATCGGGGGATTGTAAAAATGTTCGCCCCAGAGACGTGTTAGAAAACAAGATTAGGATAGGACAGAGGCCAGCTTTAATTAAAGCATATACTCAACAAATTGGCGGCGAGGCGGGTTCTATTGTTTGGTTAGGCTCAATTACTACGGTGGATTGATATGGCGATATTAAGAGATTATTATGATACAGCAGACGGGTCGTCAAGTCAGTCTCTTATAGATAATACAAACGATTGGATTGCTCAAACATTCACCCCTTCTGTTTCTTATGCTATATCATCGATTGAATTATATGCTTATGTACCTTCTGGTCACGATATTGGCACATTAACCGTTAGCATAAAAGCTGTTGATAGTAGTAGTCATCCTTCTGGTGCGGACTTAGCAAGTGGAACTATCGCAAGTGGAAGCTTTGGAAGTTCACCCAGTTGGATTTCATGTTCTTTTTCTTCTACTGCTAATCTTAGTGGTAGTACAATGTATGCTATTGTTATCCGAGCAAGTGCTGCTGATGCTTCTAATAAGTTATATTGGAATGCACGTACTTCTCCGACATACTCTGGAGGACAGGTAGAATTAAGTACTGATGGAGGCAGTAGTTGGACAGGATATGTCACTCACGATTCCTGGTTCAAAACTTACGGAGGGCCGGTTGTTCCTGTTGATAAAGGTTATTCACGCAGTTTAGTTGCTATTGGTAATCACGAAGTTTGGTACGAGTCTGCTGCTGGAACCATGTCAGAATTATCTGCTGCTAATTATGGTATAGACTGTTCCCTGCCGTTAGAGGTATCTGAAGCATTTCAGAAACTATTTATTGCCAATAAAACTAACTCAAAAATAGCAGATTTCGTTAATGTAAAACTCCCGACCGGGGAAATTGGTGCTTCAAGCGTTTCTGCTCCACTTAAAGGTTTGACTTTAACTGGGGATACGAGTGGAGCGACGATGGTGGCCGATTTTTGTGGTGTCGCTACTGGCTCGGCTTATGTGTACGGCTATAAAACGTCTACCGCATCCTTTGTAAGTGGCGACACTGTAACCGGTGGTGCCTCAAATACTGTTTCTTTTTCTATGGTATCTGCCCAAGTTGATGCCCCGCACTGGTACGACTGGACACCTCAGCACAACGACACAACTACTTTCGGTTCTATGCCATCCTCTGCTGATTTGGTCTGTTTATACCGAGGTAGGCTGGTTTTAGCTGGAAATCCTGATTACCCCCATCAGTGGTACATGAGTCGTGTTTTAGACCCGTTTGATTGGAAGTATGTGGTGAACGACCCACTTTCACCTGTTCGTGGCGGGGATGCGGATGCTGGACAGATTGGTGATATAATAAAGGTTCTTATCCCATACCAGGATGATTACTTGTTGGTAGGCTGTGCTAATTCATGGCACATTATTCGGGGAGACCCAGCGTGGGGAGGTTCAAGGGATTTACTTTCGGATGAAACAGGGATATTCGGAGACAAGGCTTGGTGTTTTGACGATAGTAATAATCTATATTTCTATGGCAAAAACGGTTTATATAAAATCCCCGTTGGGGCAGGGGTTCCCCCTCCGGAGAACATCTCGGAATTAGCTTTGCCTGAGTGGGTGTCAGACTGGGGACTGGATATATCAAAACATAGGGTAGTGCTTACTTATGATTTTGTGCGAAAAGGTCTGTTAGTTTCTAAAACGACCTTGGCTGACGGTTCCAACGATAATTATTTTTATGACTTCAAAGCTGGGGGTTTTTTCCCAGAAGAATACCCAGACGATTGTGGAATTTATTCTTCTCATTTTTACAATGCTACAAACCCCACCTACCGAGGATTATTGCTTGGTTGTAAGGACGGTTATGTTCGCAAGTTCAACGATTCGGCCAAAGACGATACAACTTCGGCGTCAACTGCCATTGCTATTGATTCCTACTGTGTGTTGCCTATTACCCAAATAGCTGCGGATGAGATGGGTGATGCTAAGGTTAAATCCTTATCGGTTGTAAACGCTGGGGGTGCTTCAGGTGGGGAGTTTTCGGATACTGACAACTTGAACATAAAACTTTACATAGGAGATAACCCAGAAGAGGTTTTAGAGGACATCCAGGACGTAGCAACGGCTGTTATATCTGCTACTATATCTGGGTCTGGGAGAAGAAACAAGTTAGGATTAAATGTGAGGACTTCCTATTTGGGGGTTAAAGCCTATAATTCCGCAGTGGGCGAAACTTGGGCTTTAGAAAAGATTTTTGGGGAAGCCAATCAGCTTGGGGGGAAATAATGGCGATACCTAATATTTTTGAGCAAACTAAAGAACCGGGTGCTTTAGATACTTTGTTAGCTCAGATGCAGAAAGCACAGGAAACTGCTACTACTGCAAATTTGAAGCGGGAAGAAGAAATAAGGGCTATTACAGATGCAATTATAGCTCGTTATCAGCCAGGTGGGGCTTTTCAGGAAGCGGGATTAGCGCACATAGCAAAGGCTAAAACACAAGCGGTTGGCGGTGGGATGCAGAGTCTCATTGCTTCCGGCCTGGCCGGTACAGAAACCGCTGCCGGTTTAGGGACGGGTTTTGAAGCGGGTGCTGGTTCTCAGATGCGATTATCTTTAGAAGATTTAATGATGGAAAGGTTGTCGAGTGCCCAAATGAGCAAAGCTGGCTTCATTGAGGGGATTCAAGATGAGTATCCCGATACTTCACTAATGTCTCAATTAGCCATGCAAGCTGCACAATCACCCGGTCATACCTATTCTCGAACTATAGATTGGGGAGGGTCTTCGAGTGGTACGTCTCCTGGAGGGGGTGCTACTTATTCACCTGCTGCTCCTTCAACAGCTTCCACGGGCACACCCAGTTATTCTACTGCGGACTATTGGGAGCAGATTGATAAACAGAAGGC